GTGATATATCCAAAGAGTAATAGGAATGTCCAGGATTGTGATGGTGTGAGGTATGAACTTGCAATGACCTGTTCAATCATCTCACCCTAACAATCTCTTGACTATGCTTAACCCCTTTATCAAACTCTAACACGTACCACTCATTGGGGTCATCAAGGGCTTCATCTCCTGCTGTATCTATATTTACATGTGAAGTACGGCATCTAACTTTGGCCATAATCCACACGGTATGTTCCCATTGAGGGGTGTCTTCATCAAGCATTAGATTCCTCCTGATTTTTGGCGAGGTCATTAACTGTAGGTTCATCTACATATACTTTGCCTGTTGCAAGTAACTCGTCATATACATCTAACAAGTCAAGCATTGCGTATGCAAATGCTTCTTTTATTTTGAATAGTTCTTCTCTGGTTCTCATTGTTATCTATTCATCTTACGTCTGGTTGCAGTAGCATCATTCATACGCTGAATGATTTCATTCTGTGTTTTGATTATATAGATGCTATAGCCCATGGTCAAGATGCTGGCGACTAGGGCTATCATGATACCTATCATTGTTCCTGTGTCTAGATACATTACTTGCTCCGTTTCTGTGCACGCTCAGCCAATTTGGCTGGGCTATATCCATCAATAGTCTTACCTGTTTTCTTTTGTACCTTAGGCTTTTTCTTCCAAGCCTTGCCATTCTTTCTGTCGTTACTCACATTATCTCCTTTGTTGTAGGGCTGGCTGCGCAGGTAGTGCCAGTCAGCCCGTTGTATGTTACCCTACTGTTATTGAGTGGGCAACAATCTGTTGACGGGACTCCAGTTTATCTGGATTACGGCGGTCAAAGTAAGTCTTTAAAGACCCTTTGATACGGATGATATCTGAGACACCATCACGCATTGGCACTGCTAATAACTGTGCCTTTACTTCATCATCAAGAGCAACTATCTGGCCTGTGTATACACACTTGCCAAACGCATCTCTCTGGCTGATGCTTGCTAGCAACACTTTATAGTTACTAGTTCCTGCTTCACGAACTGACTTTATATAGCCAGTTATGTCTACATTATTCATGTCTATCTCCTTATTCATTTAGGGCGGTTGCCCCTGTCAACTTGTTACAGGGGCAACCGCTATTCAATTAGTTACAGTTCGGACAAACTGTATGTTTATTACAAACATAATGGCAACTACTACATATAGTCTCGCATGTTTGTAATTCGATGGCATCTTCTAAGTCAAAGAACCTATCTGCCATTTCTACTACTGGGTCAAGATACTCATCTTCTCGCTCAGTCCATTTATGATTGGCACCCTTATCATGGGTCCAATCAGTTGGCTTACTCCAGACTTTTAGATACGTAAGATTGCCTTCGTCAACAATCTCATGCGCTATGTCTGCTGCTTGTGCTTCTCTTCTATCTAAGCACTCTCCACATAACTCGTTGAGTTGTGTGCATTGGTAGCAGTCATTAGTTACAGTAATACCATTACTAATTACGAGTTCATGGTTACTTGTTTTCATTATGTATCTCCTTATCGTTATGCTTTATTACTTTAATAAAGCGGCTAACTCACACCATGCCCAGCGGGTTAGTCAAGGGCGAGCAATTAGTTATCATTGACTGCGACCCCTTGACGAACCCATCTTGCTGGGCGTGGTATTTTTGGGCCGCTTTAGTAAGGCGTAAGGCAGAGTTATATTGTGTATAACATATTGATATGGGCCTAGTGCTGTGTGTGTATATCATTGACTCGTCAAACACATGAGCACCTGTCATAGATTCCTTTGCTTCGCAAAGTAATCTAAGCGACTGGTATGGCTGATAGTAGGCTGGCATAGTAAGCACCTCTCTAAGTGGAGATAAATAAAAAGGGCTAACTGATTTCTCAGTTAGCCCGATTTATTAGGCTACAGAATTTACTGTGAAATTCGTTAGCCAGGTCTTATCAGGTGTTTGAGAAGTTCTGAACCAGCCTGAAACAGTAGCCACTGGACGCTTTGCGTCTGCACCAGCAACTCTAGGAGTTGAATCTAGCAGTTTTGCCAGTGGCTCCACTGCGGTGAATGTAATGAACGGCAAAGATGCTTGGAATTTGCCTTCCTCATTACGGAGAATCAATACGCCCTTTGCGTATTGATTGCTGTTCTTGGCTGTCTTGATTTCAAGACCAGCCAGTTCAGCGTTCTGAAATGTTACTTCGTGTGACATTTCTACCTGCTTTCTGCCAGTTTTTTCTGGCAGGCATCAGATAACACAGGGGTGGGTCCTGCTGTCAAGGAATGTCTTTCCAATTCCTTGATGGCGGGTGCCCCTGTGTTATGATGCGCTTCTGTCAGAAAAAAGGCAGAATAGCAGGTGTCTCAGAAATGTCATGACGAAGTGCTTTACATTTCAGGTTGCTGAATCTGGCAGTCTTGGAATCAGATTAGACAGCCAGTTCAGAACAGTAATCAAACGCAAGGTCAAGGGCGTTTGATGACACCGTAATGGGGAACTCTAGGCAAAGGACAAGCCTTTGCCACCAGTTCATTACAGGCAACGCAGTAGCCACGCTAGCATAACTGCTTCAACTCTGACGAGTTGATGAGCAGATGCCAGCGTCAGGCTACAGTTTCGCTTAGGCTGGTTCAGACTTATCAGACACGAAGTCTGATAAGACGGCTAACAATTTCTCAACAGGAAATTGTAGCCAAATTAAATTGGGCAACTGATTAGAAATCAGTTAGCAATTTAATTTATCGGAACCTCTCTGGCGCTCTCATTTAAATAGTTAGCCAGAGCCTCAGTCCTGATTAGCGCACTGTTACGGTACTGACAGCCCTATCAGCCCATAAGCCGAAGGGTCTAAATGACCCTAGGCTTATTAACCAGTCGCTAACTCATCTATGTACTCTACATAAAAGATTTTCCCGTACAGTAGTATCCCCCATACAGATACAGTTTGTCCTATTTTATACTGATTTTTGGCATACCAAAAAAATACTTTAAAACAAAACGTTCGTTTTGACTGTTTGAACGGGTTAATACTATATAGAGGCTGTTTCTTTTTAACAGTAGCAAGTCCTTGGGGGACTTGCGTTACAGAGTATATTTACTAACTGTTACAACTGATGAAAACGGGACAGGACCAATGACATTTACTAAGGGTGCAAGTAACCCCAGAACCCATGCTATGGCAGGAGCAAAGGCTAAAGTTATAGCCTTAGTGGCCGAGGGCCACTCTGTTCATAGGGCTATGGAAATGGCTGGTAAGAAACCTGACACAGTTAGAATCTGGTGTCTTAGGGATAAAAAATTTGCTAGTGAGTTGACAGAGGCCAAGGCTGCGGCAAAGGATGCTTCTTTAGCAGCCTTAGGCATACCTAAGGAAGAAATAGATTTCCCTAAGTTCTCAGATATATTTTTAAATCAGAGGGTATTCCCTCACCATATGGATTGGATTGACTTACTAGAAGATAGAGAGCCTTCATGGCTCCACCCTAGTATGGTTTACGAGAAGGCTGACCCAACCCGTCTCCTAGTTAACGTGCCACCTGAGCATGCTAAGAGTACGGTTATTACCGTAAACTACTCCACATATCGTATCGCTCTCAATCCCAATATCCGCATTATCGTGGTTTCTAAAACGTTAATCAAAGCACGTGAATTCGTGTACGCTATCAAGCAGAGACTCTCCCATCCACGCTGGTTAAAGTTGCAAACAACTTTTGGCCCCGAAGGTGGTTGGAAAGAAGATTCAGACACTTGGCGAGTTGATACCGTTTACCTTGGGAGCGATGCACGTAACTCTAGTGAGAAAGACCCTACCATACAGGCATTGGGTATGGGTGGTCAAATCTATGGAGCCCGTGCTGACTTAATTATTTTAGATGACTGCATTACTACGGCTAACGCCCATGAGTTTGAAAAGCAAATTAACTGGTTACAAAAAGAAGTTATTACCCGTTTGGGTAAGAATGGTAAGTTACTAATCGTAGGGACACGAATTGCAGCACAAGACTTCTACAAAGAACTTAGAGAAACCAAGCATTGGTCTGGGGGTAAAAGCCCTTTTACTTATATGGGCATGCCTGCTGTTTTGGAGTATTCGGAAAAACCTGAAGACTGGAAAACGCTCTGGCCTAAGTCAGACTTTCCGTGGGATGGGGATTCTGAGGTTCCTGACGAAGAAGGACTCTTCCCAAAGTGGGACGGCAAAGCATTAGTAAGACGGCGTAGTGAAGTAACACCATCAACATGGGCCTTGGTTTACCAACAAGAAGATGTTTCAGAAGATAATATATTTGCTCCAGCAATTGTCCAGGGTTGTATCAATGGCCAACGCAAACGAGGACCGCTGAAAGCGGGTGCGGTAGGACATCCCTCGCGCATTGAGGGGTATACGATTATTGGGTTTGACCCCGCAATGGGCGGGAATGCCGCGTTTGTGGTGGCCACATATAATAGAGCAGATAGCAGAATATATGTTCTTGACTGCGTTAATATGTCAGACCCCACCCCCCAAAAAATTCAAGAAGCAATTGAACAATTAGTTGAAAAGTATAGACCACAAGAATTAAGAGTTGAAATTAATGCTCACCAAAAAGCATATGCATTAGATGATGATTTAAGAAATTGGTTAGCAGGATATGGTTGTCGTTTAGAATCTCATTTTACTGGTAAAAATAAATGGGATAGTAACTTTGGTGTAGCAAATATATCCATGTTAATGGGAACCTTGCGAGATGAAAAATTTCAAAAGAATAATATTCTTGAGTTTCCATCTACTGAACATTCAGAAGGTATGAAAGCATTAATCCAACAGTTAATAACTTGGAAGCCCAATACCCGTGGTAAGACTGACTGTGTTATGGCGTTATGGTTTATCGTGCTTAGGGCACGGGAATTTATGCAACAGAACAGCAACATAAGTAGATACGCAAAAAATCGCTGGGCAACCAGAGCACAAACAGAAAGACGATACTCAGTTAATTTAGATGAAGCCCTTGCTAACCAATGGCAAGAAACATACGGATAAGGAATTATATTGTTATCAATACAACAGATTGCAGCAAGAGTAGCCTCTCTTAAAGAGCGTTCTGCCGATAAAGACTCAAGAGCACAAGATGTACTTGCAGTTCGTAAAGGCAAAATTTCTTCTGTCTATCCTCAATTCTTTCCAGCAGGTGTAGATGCTAACGTAGTAGCAAACTTTATTGACATTGTTGCCCGTGACCTATCTGAAGTAATGGCTCCACTTCCTGCAGTTAATTGTTCTGCTGCTAATCAAGTATCTGACCGTGCCCGTTCTTTTGCTGACAAGCGTACCCGTATTGCTGCCAACTATTTTACTCATTCA